GCACGGTGTCATCCAGCTTGCAGAATGGCATCTTCTGGCCGCCATTGACTGCACGGCATACAATCTCGCCGGGCTCGCAGAGGCTCTTGGTGACCTTTGCGCCGTTCACGATATCGATGTAGCTGTCGTTATCCTGGTAAACCTTGAAAGGTCCAATCATAAGATAGCCGTCGCCGATGCTGTCCTTCTTCTCGGCCTTCTCAAGGAGCTCCACATAACGTGCGAACACATCCTCTGCGGCGATGAACTCAACAGGGCCGCCTACACCTCTTGTCACAAGCTTGCGCAGCTTGGTGAGGTCAAAGACTGCCTTGGAGATGGACAGCTTGCCGAGGTAAACCCCGAATGCGATTGACTGTACATCGCCGTAGCTCACTTGGTAGCGCACGAGGTCGGAGCCGGACTTCATCATGTAGTCGATGTGACCTTTGTGGGCCTGGCAACAGAGAGCATTGATGGTAGCTCTGACCATGTCAAAGTGGTCAGAGATGTACTTGTCAATGATCTGGTTCTTGCCCTCGTCGGTTGCTCTCTCGTAATCCTCCAGCTCGGTGGCGCGGATAGTATCGTCAATCTCGATAGGCATCGGAACGATGTCAGAAACATCCACTCCATGCTTAGGTCTGATTCCTGAATCGCCGCGCATTACAACAGGCACGTTGCCGTACTCCTTCTTCACATCAGAGGCACTGATGTGTGTGGAGTTGTGCAGCGGACGGTTCTTGAAATATGCAGCAGCCAGGGAGGTGTTCTCCACGGCCTGCCCTACGACCCTCTGTGTGTCCTGGGGCTTGATGATAATTGCTTTTCCAGCCATTTTCTATCCTCCTTTTATCTGTAATCGCTGTCGTCCCAACCGCCCTGGTTGAGATAGATTCCAACGTCATTGAGCTTGCCCAGCAGGGTGGCATTCGGTGCCTCCTGGCTTGAGTTGAGCAGTCTCTTCTTGACCACAAGACCGTGCAGCAGGATAAGTCCCTTCTGGCTTGATGCGGATCCGTCGAGATCCTTCACCAGGATGGCAACAGGTGTGTCGCCGTTGCCAGCTGCGGAATAAACGCCGTCGCTCACCTTGAGCACGGTTCCAGCCTTTACTGCAGTTGCTGCAGAGATAAGGCCACCAGTGATGATAGGCGGATGATCCGGAAGGACAACCCCCCTGTCAAAGTTCAGTTCAATGTCTGCCATTGTTCATCTCCTCTTAGAATTTGCTTGCGATCTTGGACATGTCACAGCCCTTGTCGCCGCCGTTACCTTTGTTCTGGTCTGAATAGTTGTTGTTGGATCTGCCAGTCTCAACTGGAGCAGGAACCGCCATCAGAACATCCTCGAACAGATTGAGAGCGTCGCCCTTTGCCTCTTTGCCCTCCTCGTCGGAGAAAGAAAACTCCGGGATACCGACCAGCTGGTCAGCGAGAGCCTGCACCTTGGCTTTCACTCCGGCAGGAACCTTCTCGGTTACAGCCTTCATGAAGCTTGCGACACGGCTCTTTCTGGTTTCGGCTTCCCGCGCCTCGTACTTCTTCTCGAGGGCATCGTACTTTTTCTCCAGCTCGGAAAAATCATTGTCTTTCTTGTCAGCCGGCTTTTTCTTCAGCGCCTCGTTCTCTTCCTGGAGAGCCTTGTTCTTTTTCTCCAGCTCCTCCATCTTCTTCTTGTCCTCGTCTGTCATTGAGTCCTCCTGAAACTCTATCTTGTCCATAAAAGAAAAGATTTCTTTTTCTTCTTTATCCCCATAGGAGATACCGATTTCCTTAAGTCCTGGAATCTTTGGGGGCACACTTCCGCACAGCGCAAGGTGATGCAGATAGCGTTTGCCTGTAGCAGCCTCGCGGGGGATGCTTACGCTCCATCCCTGGTAGGCTCCCTGGTCAAACACGGGATCCATCGCCTCAATCAGCTTCACGTCGCCGATCAGCTGCACAGCTCCGCGTGTCTTCTTCTTCCAGACATCCAGGACTGCACCGAACTGTGGCATCTTGTCGTCATACGCCATGTTGTGGCCTATGGCAATCGGGGGCCGACGTCCTGGGAAGGTCTCCACCAGCTCATCGATATCCTTCTCGGTGATGGTGGCTCCGTCCTGGCCGAAGGTCCCTGTTCTGCACAGCACCCATTGTCTAATTTTGCTCATGGTTCAAGTATGCACATTCAGGGTTGGGGAACTCCCACGCTAGGGGGATTTATAGACAGAAATGTAAAAAGGGGTCATAGAGGCACGTTTCAGACTTCGGGTGATATATTTGCCGTATTTCGGCTCAGCGTGTCTGTACGGAGACTTTCAACGGGTTGTTCAACGGTATATCTGTTGAAGGTGGGGTGCGGAATTGTTGTGTAGGGTAGTTTTTGTGGTTTTGACCTGCTTTTTCGGCAGGTCGTCAAAGGGTCAGATTCCTCTAAAAGTTTCTTTGAAACAATTATCGGTCTGGCAATGTACGGAGAAGCTGCTGGCTGTTTCTTCTTTTATGATTGTTGTTCCACAGTAAGGGCATTTTTTGTCAGAATGACCTTCTTTAGTGTAGTCATCCAAAACTGAGTCAACTAAAACGAAATCTTTCTCATTCATCTTTATAGCCATATAAAAGCTCTCTTACCTGCTTTGTGTAATTTAACTTTATACCAGCATCCGAAGCTCTGTCAAGTGCGTCTCTCATAAGTTGCTGCCGTTCAAATGCCGACAGTCCAGGAGCATGAACTGCAGCGTAATAGCTTGCTCTGATTTCGTCTCTTGGATCCCCATCTTTTAATTTTGTTTTCTTGAAATGATGGTGGCCATAATATTCATGAGCCAAGACGGCCTTTACGCTCATGGTGTCCCTGTTGTGTGAAGAATTATCATCGGATGGGAATATATCAGAACCAATAAAAACTTTATTTCTATCGTCTGAATAACAGGTTCTTTGACCTTGTCTGAATTCTATCATGCCCAAAGGAACTTTAATCTCGGTAGCGGCTTTTGTTACAACAACTTTGTCTTCTTCTGTCATTTCAATAAAAATACTTCTTCTGTTGCCGTTGGCCATGTCCCGGCTGAACAAACGCTCTTTCGCCCAATCCACTTCCCCCTGCACGCCGAACTGCACAGCCTGCGCTTTCATGCTCGGCAGCTCCTGCCACCACTTGTCGCTAAGGCGCGGCGACTCGCCGAAGCCCTTGGCCGGGGTAAAGTCCTTTCCGTCAGGAGCTGGGGCAAAGTCTTCCGGCAGCTCTGCCGGGTCATAGATGGCGCGCAGTGTGGACCGGCAGCCGAAATGCAGCGGCGGGGTATGGGTATCCCAGAAAGGATCTCCGTAAGGCAGCACAATCTTTGCTTCAGAAAGGTGCCTGCAGATATCCGTCTGCCTGCCGTCCTCCAGCCCCACGAATTCCAGGGCAAGCGGCTTGGTCGCGTCAAAGCCGATGGCACGGCCCACGTTGTATGCGGTCTGCACGTTTGTCCGGTAGACCGTCTCCCAGTACCACGCTTTTCCCGGGCCCATGCCCACCGCATCCAGGATCTGGCTGTCAGTCTGCTTAAGGAAGGTAGAGAATCCCGTCTTCTCCTTCAGGTTTTCGGTCAGGATGTTCTTAACTTTCTCTAGGATTGCCCCGTCCGCTATCCGGCTTACAGTGAACGCCCGGAACTTTGCCTGGTTGTCCTTTTTGTAATATTCATCCTTGGACAGAGGCATCTTCTTTGTCATGTACTCGACCGCAGCCTTGAATGGCAGGCTCTCTATCTCCAGAGAAGCAAAATCACGCTTTGCCAGGGCGTGATCCATGCCCATCAGGATTGATTTAGTTATCAGCCCGGCGGTCACCCCGATAGCCGCGAAGTCTGCGGGCAGGGCTTTTTCTGTGTTAAGTAAATCTGGTTCTTTTTCGCATTCCTGGACAAATTCCCGGATACGTTTCGCATAGCTTATACCCAGGAGCCTCTGGGCTTCGGCTGCCAGCCGGTCAAGCCGGCGGCCGTAAATCTTCTCAGATATTATCTCTGGCCTTGGGTCTGAAAAAAAAAAGCAGCGTCCTTCTGTGCGTCGCTGAACATAAGCCCCTGCTGCGGCTTGGTGAAGGAATCTTCCTTCCCCGACGGCTGGGGCAGGTGGTATTTCTCGTACAGAGCAGACAGCGATACAGGAACGCCTCTGTCTATGGCATCGCGCACCTGCTCCCAGGAAGCGTAGTCGGTGGAGTCTATATCGTACTGCGGCGCTGCCTCTCCAGGAAAGTTGATCCGCACGAAAGCGTCAAACAGCTTCTGGACAGTCCGCTGCAGCTGGTAGGCGTCGGCCTTGATTATGTCAGAGAAGGTCTTCTCATGCACTGCGGCGTTGGCCTGGGTGCCGTACTGTGTCTCGTTGGTGGAAAGGTTCTGCGCAGAGATAGCGTAGGCAATCTCGGAATTGCAGGTCTTGACCAGTGTGTCAAAGTCGTTGATGGCCGACTGCACCACCTGGATCTCTTTCACGTTTCCGAACGCACCGGATGAACCGCTCTCCATCTCCTGCAGCATGGCGGTCAGCATGTCGGCCCGCTTCTGCGCCTCGGCATCATTCTTGGTTTCGAAGATGGCCAGGATGGAAGGCACCCCGATTTTCTCGGCGGCGGTCAGCCAGAACCGGAATCCCATCTTCTTGAACTTCCATGGCCAGTAGGCCATGCGCAGCACCGGAGAGCCCCAGACGTTTCCGTCTCCGCTGTCCCTCCGGTGCACCAGGAATTTATTAGGATCAGAAAGAGCCAGGTTCGCAGAAGTCAGAACCGGCACGCCATAATCAGCTCCATAGGTCGGAAAGCTCACCGCCTGGCGGGGAACCGGGACAAAGGAGGCGGGCACATAATACCCGTCCCGGAAATCCCAGCACACCTCGACAATGCTGATGCCAAACGGCACAGCATTGAGCAGGGTGTTGTTCAGGGAGAAAAGTAAGTTGAAGTTCAGATACTTATGGCAGGCCTCGGCCACCTTCTTGTTCTTGACGTCGGACATGCTGCCGTTAAGGAGCAGCACTTTGGCCTTGCGGTCCTCCACAAGAGAACCTATTCTGCCGTCGGTCATCATGTCGTTGAATATCCTGGTGCTCTCTCCGACCGAGCTCAGCCAGTCGGATGTATCGTCCATGCTCCGGACGACAGAGCGGAATCCGTTGATATCGATAACCCTTGATGTTATATCCTTTTTAGCAGTATTTGCCATACTTCAACCTCATTCAAATAGTAGACTATCTCAGGCAGACATACGCCTTTACCAGACGAATGCCTTCTCCTTCTTTTTCCTTACCGGCACATAGATAGGAGCCGGGTCCAGGCTGCACTCAAGCCAGGCATAGATCAGCAGCATTGCAGCAACCGCACTGTCACCGTGTCTCTTCGCCTTTCCTGTCCTGTCTGCAGTGTGCACATCAGGAATCACGGGCACTCCATTTTTTAAGGTGACTATACCGAAATCTGCCTTGGTATACTCATCATCAGGAATAAGGAAGATATTCTCCTCCAGGTAAGTCCGCAGCTTGGGCAGCCATTCGGCATAGATGCCTGTGGTCAGCATGACCTGCACCGCAGCCCCCGGATACTCCAGCATGGCAGTCTCGCCCAGCTGCTGGCCGTTGCCCCTGGAGTCAATCGCAAAGCCGCCCAGCCTGTTCCGCTGCCTGCAGAAATCCAGGATGGACATCACAATCTGTTCCTGCTCCTTGAAAGGGCAGTTCCTTATCTCTATGGAAAGCCGTAGCGCCGGAGTCTTCTGCTCCGTCTCCTCGGCCAGCCAGATAATCGTAAGGTCGCCTGAGCGCGCGAAGTCCATGCCCCCGAACATGTGTCCGGAGAAAGCTCCCAGGATAGGGTATATCTCGCTCATAAGCCAGCGGCGTATCTTCTCGCGCTTGCGGTCTGCTGCCTCCCACAGGAAGTCGCCCGAAAGCTCAAGCCGCACAATAGGAACGTCTGCAGAACGTCTGTCCAGGAGCGGACGCGGAAAATACTTGCTGCCGGCCCTATTCGGGATGACGTTCAGCTCCTCATCCAGGTTGTCAGCATAAATACCCCGGATCTTCGCCACAAACTCTTTCTCGCTCTTGGCAGTCCATTTTCTGCCCTGTTTCAGGCATATCTTCTTGTAAAGGCCGTCTGCAATCGCATCATCAAAGGTCGTATGATGCAGACTCCAGTACTTGCCCTCGTCGGTGTCCTTGATTCTCTTGATCAGAAGGTTAAAAGGGTTATCCTCTCCGTTGTGGGTGGACAGAATGATGAGCTGGCCGCCCCAGATCAGGAGCGCCTGCGCCGCCTTTATCACCTCATCGAACTCCGGGCTGAACGCCGCCTCATCAAAGACAACGCGGCCCTGTTTGGATCGGAGCACGTGCGGCCTTGAAGGCATACCCACAATCTCCTTGCCGGAATCAAAGTTGATCCTGAATATCGTGATGTCCTTGCCCTCGTCCTGGATGATGCACTCCTGGACATCGCTGGCAGCCTCGCCGAGCAGCCGTGCCCACCATGCCGAGTCCTCCACGAACTGGCGTGTCATATCCTTGTCGTAGGAGATGTAATAGGTGTTCTGGCCGCCCGATGCGGCAGCCTCCAGGACAGAGTAAAGCGCCTCGATCCACGAGGCACCTATACGCCGGGATTTCTCCCATATCTTCTGTTCAGCCTTATCCTCCATCCATGCTTTCTGGTAAGGCAGGAGGATCTCCGAGGCGGCGCTGTCAGCCTTTTTTCTTCTTGCTGCCATTCTTCACCACCGGGATTCCCAGAATCTTTGTCTTGATCTGCTCAACCACATTGTCGGAGAGTCCAGCTTTTTTCACTTCCTTCTCCACAGTCTCGGCAGCCTTGAAAAGACCCTGCTTGTATCCTCTCTCATACTCAAGTTTGACACGTGCTATCTTGGTCTGTGCCTCTGCCATCTTCTGGATGGCTGCAATCAGCTGCATGGTGTTGAGCTCCTCGAAGTTCTCGAACTTGTCAAGCTCCTCGGCCAGCTTCACAGAAGCCAGCTGCACCGATGCTTCGTTAAGCTCAAAGCCCGGTACCTGGCGCAGCTCTGCTATAAGCGCAGCTGCTTTCTTTGCAGCAGCCTTATACTTCTTGGCCTGCTTGTCTGCAGTGCGGATAGCCCGGCCCACACCGGACCGGGACACGGTGAAGCCTTCCACCCTGAGCTTCTCGGCAATCTCGGAATGGGTCAGGTTATCCTTATGGAACATCTCCACGACCCTTTCCACCAGGCCCTGTAATTCAATCTGACTTTTCCTTGGCATCTCTACTCCTTTCGTCTATCCCGCTTCACCTCATCCAGGCTTTCTCTTATATATTTGATGTCAGCCTCAAGCCGACCTATGAATCTTGCCAGCTGTACGGATATCTCACCCTGCGCCTTCTGCAGAGCCTTTATCTCCGCATCGTGCCTTATCTGCTCCCTGTCCATTGTCTTGAACTGCTCGTCCTGCCGACCCTTGGTCATACCGATCTTGACCCAAAGGCCGACAAATCCTAAAAGGGACATAGCCCCGCTGCAAATACCGCACACCGCCGCAAAATCCATTCTCACCTCTCAATGCTGCGCTTTATCAGCTTCCGTACTGCACCGACCGTCATCTCCTCCACGGCAAGCGCACTTGTCACAACAACCGCAGCCTTCCAGAAAGTCGCCCTGCGCTTCTGCTTCTGCCAGGATTTCCTCAAGGCGGAGTAATCCTCCCTCAATCCTTCCAGCTGCGTCTGCAGCTCGGCCACCTTCTGATTCAAGCTTACTACTTTCTCTTCTGAGCTCTCCCACGACAGAGAGACCTGTTTCAACTCGCTCTCCAGCCTCTCGCATTTCGTCCGAAAGCTCCTGGCTGAGTCCCGCAATATCACGGACTGTGCTTTCAGCTGCTTCACTTCGCCTTTCATGCTCTCTATGATCTGGCGCATCTCCTTGACCGAGGCAGAGGACAGACGCACCCCAGCCGGCAGCAAAGCCGGCAATAAAAAGAGCAGCATAAACCAAAAGATTCCTGACCTTCTCATTCATCCGAGCCCCCTATCTTCCCCAGAATGCGCTCCGATATCTTGTCGATGTAGATCGACGCATAGATCGGAGTCCACAGTACCACAAGGCAGCCGGCCACCGCGAGGATCTCCCAAACCGTGAGGCCGAAGGGAGCTTCAGAGAAAAGCCCCCAGAACGCCTTGACCACAACCATCGCGATGATGAATACCGAAGCCCCGATGATAGTCCATTTTGACAGGTTCTTGCCGGACGCATTCATGCGGCCTTCCTTATGATGTGGCCCATCTTGTCGGTCACGCCGAAGCCCCTGATGATCTTCTTGAAATCATCGATAGACATCAGGATTGCCTTGCCCCGCTTGGTGAGGTAGTAGTCGTGGTAATCTCCCCAGGAATCGTCGATGATGAACCCTGTAAGCCTGCCATCCTTCCGCTGGTAGCCGGTCACAGCCACCACATGGCCCGACCTCTGGCCCGGCTTGATCTCGAACTTGCCGCTTGTCACCACAGCGCCGCCTGCGTCGATTGCAGCCACGAAATCACGCACCTGCATCGAGTAATGGTAGTCCACAGGTTTGACCCCCAGCTTGTCGGCAATCCAAAGGTTCGTGCCGTAGCACAACACAGGATGCCACTCGTTGGGCGGTATGGTCTTGTGCGGATCCTGTTCCTTGTAAAACCGCTGGACCCGCTCATCTTTGCGGATGAAGTCCAGAAGGTCATCCTCCGGCTGGATTCCTGCAGGAACCAGGTGGTCCACGTCAAAGCCTGCGGCAGACAGCCCGGCGACCATTGCAGTCACATTGCATGCTGCAGATGGTGACAGCTTGTTGTTGCGCTGTGTGTAATAAGGCTTCCCAGCCCCGTTGTTTACGATTTTTTCCATAATACACTCCTGGTATCAAGTAAACCACAAGGGCAAGCCCATATCGGCTTTACCTGGAGAACCTGAAATACGAGTGTATTATCTGTTATTTTGCGGTTGGCCCTGTTTTCCCATATCTATCCAGGTTGACATAAGCTCTTGTCACTTTGTCACCTTTTTTATCAATATTGATGGACAGCTCGATGGGTGCTTTTTTCTCTGCGTCTTTGATGAACGCAAGTTTTTCTGGAGATAAATAGCAGTCCTGGAGGTTCACGTCTTTATACACCTCTCCGGTCTGGACAAAGCGGACTGTCGCAAAGCTTGTGTCAACCTTATAGTCGAAAGTTATTTCCAGGACCTCGAAAAGGCCATCAAGGTTGATGTTTGAAAGAGGCTGCGGGTCTTTCTCATTCTCTGATTCAGATTTTAATATCTCGTGGGGAATATCCTTGCCATTCATGTTGATTTTTGCATCTACTGGAGCTGCCAGGGCACGGAACATTTTAGTATTGTTCTTAATTCCAGTATCAAACATACGGCCTATGGTGTCAACCAGCTGCTTTTTTTCTTGATATGCAATCTGGGCTCTGCGGTCCTCTGCGTCAATCCTTTTCTTCTCGAGCTCTATTTTTGCCTGTTCTATCTTGATTCTATTTTTATGCGCCCACGCTTTATATCCGACAGTTCCAGCGGCAACTACTGCACCTATGGCAAGCATGGTTATTGTTCCTGTTGTCATCTTGAGTTCCCCTCCGGTAATCATAACCAGTATATCAAAGAAATTTTTGATTTCGGCTAACGAGGAGCCAGGTCTAACCCCTACATAGACAAGCAGCTGTTCTTTTTCTTCCGCAGTAAGAGCCTGGATTTTTCCATGCTTTTTTATGGAATAGATGTCGTTGATATTCTTTTGGAAAGTAACAAAATACTCCATCAGGGAGGTGTCCAGGGTGGAATGGTATCTGTCTCCCTCTATGTGCAATTTAAGCCCATCTTGAAACTGACTCAAGTCTACGGTGTCTTCAGTTTCCAGATCGGCAAGAATTGAATCACAGTAATTTTTCAAATCCTCTACATTTTTTATTATAATATCTGCCATACGACCCCCATCGTATTAAAAATTTCCCCTCCCAGGGCATTCACACCTTGATCACGGCACAGCGCACACGGCCTATCATCTCCGCATCCTCTGTCCGGCACGCATACGGTGGGTACAGGTTGTTGTCGCTTATAACCTGGTAGCCCTGCGGCGTAAGCACGACACGCTTCACGAACTCGCTGTCGCTTGTCCTTATGACATAGATGCCGTCGCCGCTCCAGCCGTTTGAGTCGCACACCACAATATCTCCGTCAGAAAGTGTAGGGTACATGCTGTCCCCGGCCACCTTGAGGGCATAAAGACCCTTTATCTGCGCAATATTGTCCGGAATCGATATGTAACGGATAACCTCGTCACCGGGCATCAGGTCAACGCCGTTGCCTGCGCTGGCTTTCTGCGACAGGAACGGTATCAGCAGCTTCTTGAAATCAGCCAGGGGGGATGCACCTTTCTTCTCCAGTTCCGGCTCTCCATCTCCTGTCAGGAAGTAGGTGGGGTTGAGACCACGCCTGCGAAGACCTTGAATCAGTTTTGAAGGATCTGAGATCTTCTTTGTTTTGTACTTGCTGATATAGCCATTTGAAAGACCAAGTTCACGTTCAATCGCGCTTATTGGTTTATCAAAGTAATCAAGCAATCTTTCTAAAAATTCCAAAAAATTCCTCCTTTTTCTGATTTTTTAGCTTGACATTCTAAAAAATCAGAGTTAATCTAAATTATCAGAGGTGAACAAGTTCACTTTTTGTGAGCGAAAATTCCCGGTAAAGGTGAACAAGTTCACTTTATTCTAAACGGAAAATTTAGAAAAAACAAGGGAGAAAAGTAAATGAGGACAATTTCTTACAAGAAGGTGATCAGCGAGGAGCGCTACAGGGTTCTTAAGCTGCGCAACCCGGAACAGGATGGCCAGATGTACGGACGTGAAGGCGCCCGGTGCTGGGAACGTGTGACAGAATGGGCCGGGGACAATCCTAGCTACAACGATGTCATTAGACGGGCATGAGTTTTTAGAAAACCACGGCGGATATGTCCTGGGGAGCAGGACGCTCCCGAGTGGATTGCCACACGTTGCCCGGGCAATAGGGCTGGAGGGAGAGGGACCGGTTCGACTCCGGTATCCGCCTATAGCTTAACAAGTTAAGTTTTTGCGAGCGGAAATTCCCATTAAAACTTAACAAGTCAAGTTCATTCTAAACGGAATATTTAGAAAAAACAAGGGAGAAAAGTAAATGGAAGGAAAAAAAGAAGAAGTGAATGATGCGCTGCCATGCAGGCTGTGCCAGATTTCGCCCCAAATCACCAGTGAAACCAGTTTTGAGTGCATAAGGGGTATGAACGGAGGAGTTGGCATCGTGGTCGCGTGTTGCCCCTTCTGCAGTGTGTCTGTAGCCGAAAATACAGTGATGATGTCTTATAGCAAGACAAGATCTCTTGCCGTCAAGAAGTGGAACATGCTGATGGCTCCGGAGGTGAAGGCATGAGCAATATCATCGAGAAAGAGGAAACCTACAAGGGCATACGGTTCTGGATCATCAGAACAGACATGAGCTGGCCCTGCGCATACATCGACGTGCGGGACATCCCCGGTTTCAAGTTCTGCCCGGACGACTATGAGAACAACGACATCATCTGCCGTGGCGGCTGCACTTACGCAGACCACGAGCTGGTTGTCGGTGATATGGTGTTCGTTGGAAAAATTGTGGGTTGGAATTACGCCCACCGTGGTGCTTGGACTCCCGTCACATTGTTCGGCAGGCAATGGACAAAGGAAGAGGTCATGGAAGAGGTGGAGGAGGTCATTGATGACCTCCTGAGTCGGTATCCAGGCGAGGTGTCAGCATGAGAATAGGAAGCTTCTTGTTTGTGCGTGACGAAGCAGAGGAGGCCTATCTCCGCGCCCAGGGCTGGAAGCTCAAGGACACAGACAGAGCCTATATGGTGAGACATAATATGCTTACTTTTGGAGCACGCTGGAAGGTCTGCCGCTCTAAGCTTGATGTGGCTGTCTATTTCCTGCGGGCATTTGCCTACTATATCAAGGCAAATATTCAGCGTCTTCTGGAATCAAAAAACAAGATATTTTTTGCCCTCTTCGTGGCATGGGGTTTGGTTTGCTCTCCTATCATACCACGGGGCGGGGCGTTTTATAAAGGAGGAACTATGGCGAAAGTTTATGCGATAACCCCTACCAGGGCGGAGGCCGCGTACATCCGCTACCGCCTGGCTCTCAGCGGACACAGTCTTGCCGAGTTGTGCCGGAAGGTGAAGTGCGAGCGACAGCTTGCAAGTGATGTGCTTGCTGGCCGCAAGCATGCAGCCAAGATTGAGAAGGCAATCGCCCGGGCCTGCGGGTTCCGGGACTGGAACACAATGCTGCGCTTTATCCGCAGCGCGAGCGCACAGCAGGGGCAG